GTATCATCGTTTAACCTTTTTCTTATTCTTTGAAGATTCAATTGCCAATTGGTTTAGATAATAAATCATAAATCCTAATGTGAAGAATGGTGCCAACAATATAGCGCCAATGAAAAACAAAGTTCCATCGTCAGAGTTTAAGCTGTCAAACATTTCACTATTACACATATATAATATGTTGATTAGTAAACAGGTTACTCCAATTACAAGTAATACAATTCCAATTGTCATTTCTTACCTTTCTTTTTCATGTTACCGTATGATTTCTCTAGAGTGCCTATGATAATAGCAGTAGCCATTGCGGGTGCTGCAATTATTGCAACGAGGTACATTTCATCCGAATATGCAAACCTCTTATTACTTTTTCTTTGTAAGTAGATGTATATGCATGAAACTATCGCAGAGGTCAGCCAGACTACAGCTAATATAGCTCCATTACGCATGAGTTCTCCCATTCATAGGTTCAAGATACTATACGCCCAATGCACTGTCACCTACTTTATAACTAAATATCCGGTATGAAACTCGCTTATAGAAATTTCCTATATGAGGCTATAGATTTAGAGAATATTGTAGTGGATGGGACACCTAGACAAAATAAGAATTCCCTCGGTGAATATATAGCAGCGTCTAAAGAGTCTATTGAGAATTTTTGGAAATGGTTTGGAAATTCACAGACGGTTGATGAGCAGGGGCGACCTGTAGTTTTCTATCATGGGTCATATCAGGAATTTGATGAATTCGAGCATCCTTGGGACCGAGAAGAAACTGAAGATTATTCTGAGGGGTACAATGGGGGTAATCTAGGTGTTGGTTTCTATTTTACCAAGAATCATGAATACGCTTCTAGATTTGGTAAGCCTGGAAAATACTACTTAAGAATAACTAACCTTTACGATTTGGCGAATGAAACCAATATTAGTGAATTGAATTCTAGATTTGAAGAAGAAAAAGACGATCTAATGTATGGCGCGATTGGTGAAGTTATTGATGACGTAATGAATGAAAAGCATTATGATGGAGCGTATGCTCAGGGTGCGGGTGGGCTTTCATATGGGGCCGACGAATGGAAGGTCATTAAGGGTTCTCAGGTGAAATCAGTAAATAACAGTGGCTCATTCTCAAATGGTAATAAGTTTGCAAAGGAATAAAATGAAGTTACTATATCGAAATTACCTATACGAAGCGGTTTCATATGAACAGACTCCGGCCTTCAAGGCTTGGTTTGGTGATTCCAAGGTCAAGGATGACGAAGGCCAGCCATTGAATGTATACCATGGAAGTACGCACGATTTTGATACTTTCGATTTGAAAAAGACTTATGTTGAGGCTTATGTTGGGGGTGGATTCTATTTCACTGCTAATCCGTATGATGCAAGCGAAAACTATGCAGGTAAAGGCCCGGATGCCGAGAATAAGATTTCCCAGATTGTAGATAATGTGAATTCATACTATGATACTGATATTGCTGAGATGCTAGGAATAACTGATGAAGAATTAGACTCAGCTAGAGAAGATGACACTCTAGACGGATTGATAAAGAATTACGCAGAGAAGAAGATAATGGGTGAAAATCCAGTTCCTAATATAATGCCTGTTTATCTGAGAATGGTTAATCCTTTCTACATTGGAGATAATTTCAAGCAGTATTTTGAATATTACATACCATTCGATGAAGAAACTGGAGTTGAAGGTGAACCTGAAGGCGATGGGGTTTGTCTAATAACTAATCTAACCGATGATATTAATGAATTGGATTTACGAGATAATGCTGCAACATTAGCTAAGCTAATGGAAGAACTAGAACCAATAGATGGATTTAACTCAACTCAGTTCTTTAATGCTATAAAGGATTGTGAAGCATTAATAGACGCGACAGATGACAATGGAGATAGGATAGGTCCTGGTAATTTCTTTAAGGACATAATTCTAAAATGCGGATTTGATGGTGTTATTATGGATTCTTCTATATTCCGTAATATGCCAGGAGCTGCGAATAATCTTCACTATATTGTATATAGTCCAAATCAGGTCAAGTCGATATTCAATAAGAATCCGACTAATGACCCGAGCGTGACTAAAGAATAATTACTTACCGTGTAGGAAAAAGTATAATAGTTCTGAGTCTTTTTCACTCACAACATTATGGTCTTCAGCTTTCTCAAGTGAAGCAACAAATAAAGAAGTCAATTTGAGTTCATCTTTATAGTTGTAGAACAGATCTAGTTTCGTTTCTAAAGGCTTAATTCCAATATGTACCTTGCTAGGCGACACGAACTTGAAGGCTGATATTACTCCAACTATTTTAGTTAAGTCCATATAATGTTCGAAATTAGTCAAAGACTCATTCAATGGAACGTATCCTTGGCCATCTAATACTTTTTCGGTGAGCCACTTCAATATCTGATTAATATGATACTGAGTATACTTGACATTATTAGCATTGATTTCATCTGGCACTATACCGCATTCAAACCATGCAAGACCATCGTCGTGAATATCGGAATCCTTATGAGCTACTTCTTCAAAAGTATCAACTCCGATTGGTAATTCTTTTTCTTGCGCTTCGTTATTCATCTCTACTATCCTCCGGGGGTCTAATTTTATTAGATAAGCATTTTTATCCAAGTTAAAAGCCCAAACTAATCTATTGCTAGTAGATCCATCTTTTTCATACATGAAATGGAAAGGCTGATTGAAAGATCTTTCGCTTCCACTAAACATAATCATTTCATCTATATTCAAATATTCACACACTATAAAATCTAAGAATTTATTTACGTGTAATCCTTTGAAATTGTTTTTATTTTCAGCTCTATTATCTATAGCGAATGGTAATTTTATCAGCTTATCATATATTTCCTTAGATATGTAAACAACCTTACCGGCTGAATGTCTACTATCAATTCTCATTCTGTTAGATATTCTAAGTATATCGTTAAATGTATCTGCTATATTTTGGTCACATTTGATCTCGAATACGTTTTTCAACGCCTTCAATTCATTTATTATCAAAGTGAACAAATAGGAATCAATGTCTTTTATGTTTTCGGCAATTTTCGTTTTAACTTCTACTTTACGCACCATTAAGTGGGTGCTTAGCATATTATCTTCATCCTGTTTAAGTACATATTCAGAAAACCAACCGATTCGATCTGGGTTAGTTAGTACTTCGTAAATTTTTAATAGTTTAGGTCCCATGCTAGTCTACTCCATATCCAATTTCGACCCAGCCTTCAACTGCAGGGCATCCTGGTCTAACGCGAAAGCGCCTATATTCTTCGACAATCTTAGCTCTTTCAAGCCATCGAGTGTCACCCTTGAAAGCACGAGGAAGTAGTAGAAACTTAATTTTAACTCTAGTGTTGCCTATTTCTGGGCAATTAGATTTCCATTTCATCTCTACTACCTCACCTTTTTTACTTATGCTTCTTCTTGGAAACCTTAGTCTTGGTGGTATCTACCTTCTTAGCAGTATCAACCTTGACAGTGTCCTTCTTGGTGGTGTCTACCTTGACGGTATCCTTCTTGAGGGTATCAACCACTGCAGTGGTGTCACCCTTGCTAGCAGGTCCACTATCCTTACAGGAGAGGACTGTTCCTCCGAGAGCTAGACAACCAACCAAAAGCAATGCCAAATGCGACTTCTTCATCTTTTTACCTTTCTATTTGAGCCCTATGCGACTCTACTTGGCATTGTAGCAGCCCTTCAGCCTAAATATCCACATGAAAATAATATGGAATGGCATATTGTACGAGGCAAAAGAGAAGTTTGAATTGAATGGCTTGAAGGGGAAAATCAAAACTGATATTCCACCTGAGAAGAGAAGTTTAAATAATAGGCCAAAATATGCAACTGGTAAATCTAAAATTAGATTCCAAGACTGGCTTGATATTAAGACTATAGATAACTGTTATGGTAAAGGTAGCGATGGTAAATGGTATGGGTGGAGTCATCGAGCGGTGTATGGATTTGGTATTGGTGACACTGTGAAGAAGGGTGATGTTGCCTATAAAGGACATGAATACACTATCAAGACTGAGGAGCAGGCTAGGGAAACAGCTAAAGCATTTGCGGATGGAGTGTCGTAATGAAATATTTCTACAAAGGCCATATCTATGAAATGCAAGACTATAATGATGATACTGAATATGATAAGAATAGTGTTAATTTGATTAACCTTGGTTTGATATTCGGTCATCCTGTCACTAATGGTAAAGGAATTGAGGTTGAATACAAGAATAGAAAGATAATAATAACACCTTCAGTTATAAGAAAGATTAGAAAACCATTACCTAGATACAAAAAAGACATTAAGTATGATGAAATACCTGCATATGCGATAACTGATGGTCGTTCAGGTGGATCCGTTCCGAAAGATAAAGCCAGGGAATTCTTAAAGTCTATTAAAGCTAAAATTGATGGTAAAGCTCCGTTAGAAGAAGTCTATAGTAATTCTAATAGTTCATTACTTGGATATGTTAAAGACGATGACATTGATATTGGAGAATACCCATATTCTGAATTCTTCCATGATTGGATGTTTGACCATGATGAAGAAGCATTGCGAAGATTTGAGGATGAACATTCATGGGATGATATTCACGAAATACTTAAGGCTTTCCCAAATGAAGTAAAAGAATTTACCGAAGATGTCAGGTCTGGAAAATATAATAATGAACCCGATATGAATGGTAAGACAAAAGTACATATGTCATTAGAGAATAAGAAATTAATACCTAGAACTACTTGGTTGGTACATTTTTCTGAGAATGCAGGTCAAATAGTAACTAATGGATTCACTCAAGGTGCCGAAGATATGACTGACTTGGCGTTAACAAAAAATAGAGGAGGTAAGAAATATCCTGGTTATAATTTCGCTTTTATCGCTGATTCAAAATATGCTAATAGAGCTGCAGCAAATCCATACTCTGGAAGAAATAGTGATGCCGGGAAATATGGTAAAGATGCTGTAATGTTCATGAACTCAGGGGTTCACTTCTATCATTATGGCGACGAAGAAGATCAAATAGTATTCTATGGACCTGAAGTTAATGATTTTATTCTACTCGATTATGTTGACGGTAAATATGTGGTTCATGGAAACAACAAATATAAAGGCCATGATTACTTGTTTGTTCCAAAAGAAGATACAAATTCATTTGATCAGTGTGTTGAATGGGTTAAAACTAATTGGAAACAATATAGTAAAGTATTGTTATTTCATGTAAATACAAAGAGAACTCCAATTTCAGAAGGGTTCTTTTCATCTTTGGCTTCGGCTGCAGGTGATGGTGTTTTGAAGGGAATGGGTTTTGGTGAAGTACCTGGGCGAACTAAAGAAGCCGTAACTTTACCCAAGGAAAAGGATCATAAAAATGCCAGTAGAAAATAAAGGGGATGGTTGTTATCACGTACACAACACGACTACTAAGAAATGTTTATCTAAGAAGAAGGCTAATAAGCAATTAGCTGCTATTGAAATAGCTAAACACATGCATGAAGCTATTATGGAAATGTTTGAACCAAATAGATCTCCGATTCAGAATAGTTCATATATGAGTACCACCGAAGATCAACATGGAGATGATTCTGAATATGAATCTGAATTCGACGTTAGAGATAACGACGTACCTGAAGGTTCTCCTTATTGGGGTAGAAAAGCGGCTGGTTGTTTATTCTATGCACTGTCTACTGGTAATGTTCTATTTGCCTTGCGTTCAGATAAGGTGATGGAGCCAAATACTTGGGCTGGTTTCGGTGGAAAAGTTGATGGAGCTGAAACTCCAATTGAGGCGCTTGAGCGAGAACTAGACGAAGAAGCTGGTTTCGTTGATATGGCTGATTATATCGGAGTCAGTGTTTTCGAAGACCCCGAACATGATTTTGAATACTATAATTATCTAGTTTTGGTTAAAGAAGAATTTAACCCAACACTAAATCAAGAAACTTCCGGGTTTAAGTGGACTAGAATTGAGACTCCACCTACACCTTTACACCCTGGTTTGACTGAAGCTATGCCATATTACGTAGCTGCAGTGAGAAAGATTCAAAATGAAAAGGCATAAGATCGCTGATCTGAAGAGGAGCATACTCGAATCTAGTGTAACTAGGGAAAATATACTCTGTCTATTAGAATCTCAGTTACCACCTGAACCATATGTAACTGGTTATTGGAAAGGCACTTCAATAGATCTACCTGATGGAGTAGAATTGAAGACTGCTTTAGGTATGAAAATGATGGGTAAGGGTCTACCTGTTAAAGTA